ATCAGCAAACCCTTAGGGTTTGCTGATTTTTTATTGGACGCGGCCTGATAGTAGCCGCCGGTATGGTCATTATGAGACGTGAAATATATTCGATTTATTCCGTGCCCTCCTATTGACATTGCCTGCCGTTCTGTTACAATACTCGCATGACCACCACCAACACCATCCCCGCCATCCTGATCCCCGCCGACATCACCCAGCCCGTCCGCGTCGTGGAACTGGACGCCGACGACCTGCTGGAGTCGATGTACCCGATCATGTCGTGCCGCCTCGTGCAGCCGATCAGCGTCCCGCTGAACCACATCGAGGATTCGATGATGTGGATCGATGAGGAGGGTCTGTGCATCGACAACCCGCGCTTCAACACCCGCGCCTCCATCATCTGCAAGCAGCCGCTCGTCGGGGACGCGATCCTCACGGGGGACAACGGTGAGAACATCACCGCCTTGCAGATGAAGTGCCCGAAGTTGTTCTTCGAGATCCTCCAGGCCGAAGCGGAGAAGTTTGAGAAGCAGGGCGTCCCCACCTCGCAGGACCTGATCCAGTAAATCATGGTGGTGCATGATGGGAGGGGGTTGAGTTACCGCCCCCTCCCGAAACCACCAAAAAATCTTTCTTTCCCTCTTGACTTTCACCCCCAACCGGCTACAATACTCACATGAACACCACCGAACTGCCTCTCGCTACCGTCCTCCGCGTTTCGCTCTCCAACAACGACACCGTGATGGTGACCTTCACGAAGAAGGACGGAAACACCACCCACCGTGAGATCACGACCGATCCCACCTTCGTTCGTCAGCTCGGAGGCAACCTGCCGAAGGGCATCCGTCACACCGCCGAAGGCTACATCTGCGCCTTCGACATCACCAAGAAGGACTGGATCCTCATCGGTGAGGACAAGATCACCGGGATCATGGGATTCTCGCCCAAGACGGAAAAGATGCTGAACTGGGCTTGACATTCGCCTCCAACCCAGGTACAATACTCCCATGAACCTCACCACCTCCTACATCGACCGTTTCATCGGTGCCCTCGTCCTGATTGCGGCGTGGTTCCTTCCGATGATCTTCACCTACGCATTCCTCGCCCCCAACGACATTTCGTGGCTGCTGAACGCAGTCGGACTCTTCTGCGCTGGCGTGATGTACTTCTGCGCGTTCACCCTGACCTTCACGCTTGGCGGACTTCGCTATGTCGTGACCGGATGCGAGTTCAAGGACTAACACCATGAACCTCCAAGCAATCATCGTCCTTCCCGATGGTACGACATGGAACACCGTTGAGGGTTGTTCGATCAAGGTCATCACGAAGGAAAACTTTGACGATCTGATCGAAGATCGCATCGACGCAGGTGATGTTCCTGCGGTTGTTGAGATCAACCTCGCAGACATCAGCCCGAACTGAACCATCAAAACCGGGTGCCCTTTTCTGGCCAGGAGCGGCATAAAAAAGATCCGTACAGCGCTGTGCGGAGAAACGCGGGAGTTTGGACGGATGCTCCCACGCCCCACCTTCTTCAAGGTGGGGTATTTTATTTGACTACTATCAAAAATGCCTCAGGCATTTTTGATTTCTTATAGGACCGGCCGCCTGATAGTAGCCCGGACCACCTGGACGTTATGGGACGCAAAATATATTTCGTTTTCTTGGATGATACCACTTGTATCCCCGCCGGTATAGGCTATACTGCGCGCATGGACATTGACACCGACTTCGACAACACCGACGATCAGTACGACCACGCCATTGAGGAGATGACCGACGAGGAGGCCATCGAAGAGTTGATGGCTGAAGGCTACAGCGAAGCGGAGGCTCGACGCATGATCGGCCTCTACGACGCGGACGATGACTACACGGAACACGACGATGACATCCCGGAGATGAGCGACTTCGACGCATCTGACTTCGTGGATGACGAGGACTTCGACTGATGGCACTCTACAGCAACATCACCGTCGTTATGCACAAGACGGCACGGAGCCGGTCTTGGGCTACCATGCGCCTCAAGGAGATGTCGAACGCTTACCTTCATGCATGGAACTTTGCGGACGATAGGTACGCCGTGACCCGTGGACAGAACCCCACCTTCCAGTTCGACATTGCGAACGAGTTCTGCATGATCACCGCCTGTCTCAACTTCGACTGCGACCCGATGCTCCAGTTGACTTTCGTGGACGATATGAAGAAAACTTTGGAGCATTGGGGCCTCGAGGTTTCTGTTTCGAATATCGACTATTCCCTGCTTGACAGCCCCCTCTGACTTCAGTACAATACCACCATGAACAAGCCCACCAAGCCCACCACCTGCAATGTCAGCGACCTGCTGAACACCATCTCCGATTTCATCTTCGCCAACCCGGACTGGGACACCGACCCGGAGAAGGTGATGCGAATGGGGTCAGCGTATGTGATGCTGACCAAGATGGCCGACCCCGACATGACCACCGACGACGAGTACGAGTTCATCCTCAACCTTCACGCCCAAATCAAGGAAGCCAACAATGCCTGACCCGACGAACAACTTCAGCAACTTCTTCGACAACAACGAGCCGCACCCCATGATGGAGCAGTTCAAGCCCAGCATCCACGAGGTGATCTACAGCCTCGTGGAACTGGTGATGCGGAACCCGACCTTCTTCAAGGATCAGAAGCTCCGCCTCGTCGCCTCCGCTGCGATGGCCTACGCGACCCAGGAACTCGCGGATGCGAAGGAGCGCAACGAGCGTCCGAAGGATGTCACCGCAGGCGACGCGGCGTTCATGATGCTCTTGGGCGACATGATGTCCATGACCTACGACGAGTTCGCGGGTGAGTTGGAGCGGAAGCACTTCCCCCACGACCGGCGGGAGTACATCAACGACATCGAAGAGGAACTGGGAAACAACGACAAGGACTGACTTGACTTCACCGCGCCCATCGGATATAATGGGCATCTCGCCTCTGTAGCGCAGTTGGTAGCGCAGTAGACTTTTAATCTATTGGTCGTGGGTTCGAACCCCACCGGAGGCATTCAGACTTGACATCCGCACCCCTAACTGGTACAATACACCCATGTGCAAGACCACCATCATCCATGTTGACGCTGACGCCTTCTACGCCCAGTTGAAGGCACAGTCCATCAAGACCGACGAACTGAAGGCAAAGGGATACACTCCCGAAAAGATCGATGAGATGGAGGAAATGAACATCCTCAAGGCTCTCAACGAGAACAGGATCAATCCATGACACCCGCACCCCTAACTGCACACATGAGCAACTTCGACCCCATCCCACGGCTTCAGCAGATCGCCGCAACCATTGAGGACGGAGGACACTTCGACTCCCCCGCGACCGCAGCGCACTACATCAACTGTGCGATCAAGGAGATCGAACGGCTCCGTGAAGAGCGCGATGCCTTGTTTGTATTGACCGACCGCCTCACCGTCGAGCGCGACGAAATGCAGGGCGAACTACGGAAGGCTGAAACTGAATCCTCCATGCTCCGCGTTGAGTGTGGAGTGATTGCTGCCGAGCGCGACGAGGCGAGGCGGCTGTGTTGTGAGCGAGCCGCTATGGACGAGAGCGGATATGTAAAGCATGGAGACATGCTGCACTTCGCAGAGTCTCGTGGCTGGGACTGCTTCAAGGAGAACGGCAAGTGAGCAAGAAGAAGCGCAATACCAAGATCACGAAGGCCGAGCGAATCGAACGGCAGATCAAGTTGCTTTACAAGTCGCTTGCCGAACATCGGGAAACCGAATGGGCGCTTGGTCTGACTGCGGAGCGCCTGTTTGAGCGTATCTACGAACTTGAACAGATCATGCGTGGCAAGTACGAGGAGGACGGCAAGTGAGCGACAACGACGCACTCCACGCATTGCTGCGGCTACAGAAGCGGCTCATCGGACGAGGTAGCGGTGCGTCTTGCTGCACGGATGTCAAGATCGTCAAGATCCGCGAGGAGTTCAAGACGATCAAGGACGCTCTCGCCCGCCTCCGCGCCGAGCGCGACGAGGCGAGGCAGATGTATTGCTACGCAATCCCGGAGAATTGCGATGAACACGAAGCAAGAAAGATTGCGTGGGAGCGCGGCTGGGACTGCTTCAAGGAGGACGGCAAGTGAACATTTCAGAACAGCACTACATCAGCACGATTCAGTCGTATGACCGCGTGGTCATCGTCGCAGACCGCATCATCGAACACATCCTGCACGGCAACGGCAACCCGCCCGAAGAACTGATCAATCAGTACTTCGATGAGGTGGACAACGCAGCGCAATGCCTCAACGTTGACCGGCTCCATGAGCAGGTGGTCCGAGCCAATTCGGAATTCTTCGAAGAAATTGAAGAAAAATTCTCCCTAGAAGATAGGGTTGACAACCCGCCCATAGTGTGATATAATGGGCGCATCGGGATTGTGGCGGAATCGGCATACGCAGCAGACTCAAAATCTGCCGACCTCAAAAGTCTTGTGGGTTCAAGTCCCACCAATCCCATTCAGATGTTTCCGTAGCTCAACCGGATAGAGCAGCCGCCTTCTAAGCGGCAGGTTGAGGGTTCGAGTCCCCCCGGAAACGCCTTGACACAGAACAAAGAGGTGCTACAATGCACTATTGAGAAACACAATGCAGATTATATTATAAAAGTTTGATGGCTTCCAAGAAACCATACAGAGGCATTCTGTGAATGCACGGACAAAGGAGCATCCGTAAAAAGGCTTCACACAGGACGGCGTGCTGCGATGGAGAGCAGCAGGCGACTTATAATTGCCCGCTTTATGCACCGTGAGTTCGAATCTCACCCGTCCTATTCAGACTTGACAACCCACAACCAGGTGGTATAATACCACCAACAACAAGGAGATTCAGATGAACGAGAACTACGCTTTGATCTTTGCCGTCGCCTTCGGTGTGCTTGCTTGCGGCCTGATCGTCAAGAACTACATCGACAACAAGATTCGCAGCATCCGTACCTACACGGAGGCCAGCGAGCGGTATGTAATTGACGAGGTGCTTGCCTGCGGTCGTTCCTGCAACGAGAAGATTGCGGAACTCAAGCGCGAGATGGAAGGCTCCCGTGAGCAACTGCACCGCGAGGTTGATGTTCTGTGGGAGAAGTGCCACAACGAAAACAAGGACTGCAAGAAGTCCTACTACAACGATGGTACCGGCTGCTGCAAGAGTGGCCCGGCTTCGGAGTACCTGAAGGGCTGATTCAGGTTGGTTTCTTTCTTCAAGGAGGATGTTCCTCCGACCCCCAGTTGCTAGGCTGGGGGTTTTTATTTGGCTACTATCAAAGACCGCCAGGCGGTCTTTGATTTTTTCCGAGATTATTATATTATTTTCCTGATAGTAGTGGACAGAACGGACAGCACCAGACTCTGGGGCCGGTTATCGGACCTGGAAACAATCTCGAGAATATTTGAAGATTGGTCTTGCAATCTTCGCCTCATAGATTACAATGTTCTCATGAACAGCATCGATCTTCGTAAGCAGCACTTCCTCGAATCCCTCGCCCTGTCGTTCGGGCTTCGCACCTCTTTCACCCGTGACGAGTGCCTGACCGCACTCAACCTCTGCAAGCAGACGCACCGGGTCTCGTACTCGTGCCTGCCCGCTTGGCTCGTGACTGATCAGGCTCGTCGCCTGGGTCGCGGCCTGTACAGCATCCCCGAAGTCGAAGTGGCCGGTGCCCGCCTGAACCTTGAATTTCCCCAAAAGATTGTTGAGAATCTTCCTTCCGTGGACTTGACTCCGACCGAAACTTGTGATAAGATTACGCCCATGAACAGCAACACCAACAACTTCAACCTCGTCCTCCCCATGTCCGATGTCTCGCTCGTCCCCTCCAAGAACGACACCTTCGTTCCGTGGGGTCACTACGACACCATCGCCACCATCCTCGCCTCCAAGCAGTTCGCGCCCATCTACATCACGGGTCTGTCGGGCAACGGCAAGACCACGATGATTGAGCAGATCTGCGCGGCCAACGCCCGCGAGTGCGTCCGCGTCAACATCACCTCCGAAACCGACGAGGACGATCTGCTTGGCGGGTTCCGCCTCGTCAACGGCGAAACCAAGTTCGTCTACGGCCCCGTCGTTCAGGCCATGCAGAAGGGCGCGATCCTCCTGCTTGACGAGATCGACTTGGGTTCGGAGCGGATGATGTGCCTTCAGCCCGTCCTTGAGGGCAAGGGCATCTACCTCAAGAAGATCGGGCAGTATGTGCGCCCGTCCGTGGGCTTCAACGCCGTCGCCACCGCCAACACGAAGGGCAAGGGCGAGTCCGACCGCTTCGTCGGGACGCGAGTGATGAACGAGGCGTTCCTCGACCGCTTCTCGTACTGGTTTGAGCAGGACTACGCGGATCGCACCGTGGAGGCCCGCATCATCATCCGCAAGATGAAGGCTTACGGGCGCGAGGACAAGGAGTTCGCCCAGTACCTCACCAAGTGGGCGGAAACGATCCGCTTGGGCTTCAAGGAGGGCGGCTTGGATGACATCATCACGACCCGCCGCTTGGAGGAGGTCTGCAAGGCGTTCGCCATCTTCGCGGACAAGGAGAAGGCGATCAAGTTGACGCTGACGCGGTTCGACCCCGCCACGCAGAAGGCTTTCTTCGACCTCTACACCAAGATCGACCCCACCATCCTGCCGATGCCGGAGGGTGCGGACAAGAAGGCGCAGCCTGTCGCTGCCCCGACTGACACTTCCTACGCCATCAACGCCTAACACAAGGAGATTCTGACAATGCCGTACCTCAATAAGCGCAACCGTTTCGTCGCCGCCGCCAAGCACTACGCGGAGGTTCACAACCGCCCCACCGACAGCTTCAGCAAGGCCGACCTGCTGGCCGTCGCGCAGGCGATCAACATGAAGGGCATCCCCACTTGGGTGCTGAAGGACTACAAGAGCGCGGTCAGCAAGGGGGTCTACGACCTCACCTCGCTGATCGCACCGGCCACGGTCTGATGCTGTTCAGAGGACAAGATCCCCTGCTCCGAAAGGGGCAGGGGATCTTCCAGGCAGGGGCTACTATCAAAGATCCCTTAAGGGATCTTTGAGAATTTTGTGTTATTTGCTTGATGGCCTGATAGTAGCCTGGACGGGGCCGGTCCCTTATCGGACGCAAAAAAGAATTGCCATTTTGCGATCCTAGTAGTTGCATTCACCTACAGACCTGCTACAATGAGCGCATGAACACTTCTCTCTCCATCTTCGCCCGCGCCCTCGCCTCCGAAAACATTTCGTTCTCCTTCGATGCCAACGCCGCCACCGCGTCGTTCGATGTTGAGAACCGCCACCTCGTCATGCCCGTTTGGAAGGTTTCCGAAACGGTGCAGACCATGCTCGTCGCCCATGAGATCAGCCACGCCCTGTGGACTCCCTACGAGCAGTCGAAGGTGCTGTTCGATCAGGCCGAAGCGGAGGGGTTCAACATCGAGTTGCTTCAGCGCATCGCCAATGTCATTGAGGATGTCCGCATTGAGAAGAAGATGAAGGACAAGTTCCCCGGCACCCGCCGCGACTTCTTCTTGGGCTACAAGGAGATCAACGACTTGGATATGTTCGGCATCGCCAAGATGGACTTGACCGACGCGAACATCGTCAACAAGGTGAACATCCACTTCAAGTGGGGCGTTCCCGGTTTCGTCACCGTTCCGATGGACGAGAACGAGCAGGCCATCGTGGATGCGGTCGATGGTTGCGAGACTTTCGAGGAGTGCATCGCCCTCGCCAAGATCATCTACCAGTCGCCGCAGATGCAGGCTGCCCGCGAGAAGGCAGAGCAGCAGCAGGGTCAGGCCGACGCAAACGGCACCGAAGTCATGCAGGACGGGATCGTGGAGACTGACATCGCGGGCCACGGCAAGAAGTCCGGCCCGAAGGTTCACTCGCCCACGGTTGTCATCCCCATGTTGGAGAATGTCAACGCTGCCATCGTCCCCACGGATTACATCTTTGACGAGTTTGAGAAGCAGACCTCGTACCCGCAGGTCGATCTGACCGGCTACCGCCAGTTCGTCAAGGACTCTGACTCCTTCGTTCGGCAGCTCGTCATGCAGTTTGAGCGCCGCAAGGCAGCGGACGCGATCCGCAAGGAGCGGCCCAAGCAGACGGGCCAGTTGAACCTTGACCGCCTCCACCAGTACCGCACCCATGACGATATCTTCTTGTCGAAGATCGTCAAGCAGGACGGCAAGAACCACGGCATCGTGTTCCTCATGGACTTCAGCGGTTCGATGCAGCACTCCCTGTCGGACTGCTTCCTTCAGGTCTGCCAGTTGGTTTGGTTCTGCGAGAAGGCGAAGATCCCCTTTGAGGTGTTCGGTTACACCGAAGTGAACCAGGCCGCGTTCCACGGCGGCAAGTTCGATGAGTGGCGCAAGAAGAACCCCACGAAGTACTACAGCGACTTCAGCAGGATGTACGAGCCGAAGATCATCGGACAGCAGATGAACACGCTCACGCTCAACGAGGCCCGCCTCATCAACATCGCCTCGTCGCGGGACGGTGCGGACAAGCGCGAGAAGGTCATGGCCTACCTCTACGAGTCCATCGTGCAGAACAAGCGGCCCGCTGCGATCCGGTTGGGCGGTACGCCCACGGTGGAGGCCGTCGCCATCGCGTCCCAGTTCATCGCGGAGTGGATCAGGGCCAACAACATTCAGATCCCCACGCTCATGCACATCACGGACGGTTCGCCCAACGGCATCGGCATCCGTGGCGCGAAGGGCGACGATATCGACTCCATGTACAGCGTCGGTCAGGACGGGGTGCTGACGGTGCAGAACAACATCACGGGAACGATCACCCGGATGCCCTCCCGCGAGATGACTTCGTGCTTGGGCAACGAGATCGTCGGCATCATGCTGCACTCCCTGCGTGAGAAGTTCAACGCCCGCCTCGTCGGGATGATGGTTGGCCCCAACGCCCTGACCGAATCGTTCTTCTACCAGTACTGCGTGGCCGCGAAGGAGAGGGGTTCGTATCAGAACCTCGCCGCCTCTCCCCGGTTCGCTGCTGCGAAGGAGGCGTACAAGGACGGCTGCATCGTTGTCCACGACGAGATCTTCCACGGGTACGATGCGTACTTCCTCGTCAAGACCCCGAAGATCGTCAAGGACGAGGATGCCATCGTGGACAGCGGAACCTTCACGAAGGTCAAGAACACCTTCGTCAAGACGATGGCGAAGCGCAGCGGTAGCCGCGTGTTCCTCTCCCGGTATGTGGACATCGTGGCGGGCCAGCCCCTCAAGCGGGGGACGGAAGCCATCTACAGCTTGCCCTGCAAGTAAGTAATCCCCGTAGGAACGCCCCCGGACTGGAAGGAGAGAGCCAGGCCCGGGGGTTGTTCTATTGTATACATACCGGCTACTATCAAAGTTCCTCAGAGGAACTTTGATTTTTTGCATAATATTTGCGCTCCCTGATAGTAGTCGCGGACGGGACGGGCTGGACGGTATTAAATTTAATTCATTTCTCCAGAGAACTGGACGTCTTCACTGGATCGTAAGTCCTTGCCATTACTTGACTTATGAGTCCTGTGGTGTATACTAGGGGACTGTTCATGCGACCGATAACCCCCTATCGCCCTAGTGTGTACCGTAGATCTAGTTATGGGGCATGGGGGGTTATCGGACTCGTCTGGGCTGTTCTCTGGAGAACTGTGGGGGTTATCGGACTCGTGAGCGCCACGGTTATCGGTGCGCTGGTGGGTCTGGGAATCGTTCAGATATCAGACGTTCCAAGAATTATTGAAAATTTGTGGACGGGATCCAGCGGGACGGGATCTGGAAGAATCTAAAATTTTTTTATCTACTATCAGGGTGTAGGGCCCCTAGGTAGGTAGGTAGGTTATAATATTCTCAAAAATTTTGATATATTCTCGGACGGTACGGGCCCTGGACGTTATCTGGACGGTGCTCGGACGGCATGTAGCCCAAGTGTCAAAATAATTAAAGATATTGTCAATAAGAACCCTTACATTGCTCATATGGCGGACGGTATGGAGAACTCTGGACAGGGTTGTGCTAATATTGTCAAAAATTTTCTAAAATTTGTCAAAATCTTGATAGTAATTGCTTGACCGCCTATAAGGCTATTAGAGGCAAGGCCCTCGGACATGACTCCGGGGGCCTTTTGTGCGCTGGACGGGCTCTGGATGGCTTATAAGAGGTTTAAAGGGTGTTAGAGAGTGTGGGTCTAACTCCAAATTTTCTTAAAATTCTTCAATATTCTTTACCCAATCTTCCTTACTCTATCCCCTGTATTACCCCCTTACTTATTCCTACCAGCCATATAATCTTTTACTGTAGAAATATAGTCAGAAGCCTTTGTAATCTTGCTCTGTACCCATGCTTCTAGTTCATCCTCGTCCTTGAGTTGATCTAAAATTTCTTGGGCATTTTGAATTGTGTATTGGAGTTCCCCTCTTGACATCTCCCCTTCGTAGTCTCCCTCTACTCCTGTTGAAGTTTCTTCCTTGACAACTTTCTTTTTATTTTTCATTGCCTTACCGATTGCCTTACGACGGTTGGCTAGGTATCCATCAGTTTCATCCTCATCACCATCATTGTCAATGTCACCATCTTCCTTGCCTACTGGGTCAAGTTTCTTGCCCTTGCTCTTCTTCTTGGAATCCTTTACTTTGGCTTCCAATAGGGCAAGTTGCATTTCTAATTGTTCGCATAAATTTTTGTAATAATTTGTTAGGTAGTTCATAAAGTTATTTATCCGTTTAAAATTCGTATTCTACATCCTTAAGGGTGAATCCTTTGTCAGATAGCCCCTTGATTGTCTTATGTGCTGCCTCTCTGACATTATCATCTGATCCTATTGGAAAATTGTGTTCCTTCCCATCCTTGTCTACCATTGTGATGAGAGCCCTGAATTTTTTGGTATGGGGCATGTCTAGGTAGACATCATAATTTTCTGTGATAAATTGTTTAAAATTTTTCATATCAATAATGGCTTGGGGTTACATGGAATGGTCTGGTGATATTCAAAATTTTGCTCTTGACCGATGCTGATGGAATGATGGTGGTTTGCTCTGGTCTTTCAAGAACTTCTCTGTAATGGGGTATGTTACCCAATGCTGTGTGAAGTTCCTCTGCTTCGCCAGAAAGAGGAACTAATTTTCCACCCGGCTTCTTTCTTTGTTCTGGGTCTTTGAAAAGGGTTGTGGATAAGTTTAATTTTCTTGGTTTCAACTCTGTTGCGTCCTGTGTGATTGCTGCTGGGAACAGTTCTCCGCGCTTGGCTGCTACCAAATATCCAGAAATTTTTCTTAATTCTCTGATTTTGTCCCTGTTCCTTAATCCTGGATCTTCAACAACATCCATCCACCAGTTGTAATAACTTCTTTCGTTTGGATTTTCACTTGATTCAAGTTTATGAATTTCTTTGGCTACATTGACATATCTCTCGGTAGCCGATTGGTCAGATGGAAAATTTGCATATTCAGTCGATAGATCAAGGGCTCTGAAAGCCGGGTCTATTGATTGTGCTGTTGGTCTGCGAACGATCCTGCTTTTGAATGGCTTGCCACCATCAAAAGATTCTTCTGCTTCTTCAGTTAGAAATTGTTTAAAACTTTTCATGTTATCCTCAAATTTCTATATCGGTTGTAGATTCGATATGACGGAATTTTGGATTATCTTTTGTTCTTTCCTTTATCATTGCCGAAGCCTTCTCGTCAATGTGGTTCTTGACTCTTTCTCTGACATCGTTTAAATCATCAAGATGAGTCTCCCATGCTCTTGGGTTGTGTACTTGAACAAGTTTTTTATATGCTCTTTCCTTTGCCTCTCCAGTAACATGGAGAAGAACATCAAACAAATCTCTTCTTCTGGTGCTTCCATCTTCTTCGTCGGTGGTGAGTTCCTTGTGAAGATTATCAAAATGTTTTGGATCTTCTCCCATCAATGTATCAAGATAAGAATCTAATTCTTTCTTGTACATTCCATGCGCTACAGAATCATCCACTTGAATGTTTGGAAGTTCATCACGCATGAATTGCAAAAATTGACCCATTGGGTGTGAGTGGTGAGCCGGTGATTTCTTTTGTTCGATTCTTGCCAATTCGTTGGCTTCGATTATGAATTGCTTAAATGATATCATACCAATATTTATCTACCATAATCATCTTCAACTCTTACAATATCATTCTCATCAAAACTTTGGCCGGTTTGAACCTCGACAAAAATTAAATCTTCTTCACCAATATTTTCAATCCTGTGTTGCATTCCGAGGGGGATGTCCGCATGATCTCCGGGATTGAGAGTCCAGAAAGAGTTGCCGAGGGTGAGTTTACCTTTCCCCTGAACCACATACCAATGTTCTTGGCGGTAGTGGTGATATTGCAAACTCAACTTGCCCTTTGGCTTTACGGTAATAATTTTTACTTTTGTCTTGGGTTCTTCTGCCAAAACTTTGTATGATCCCCAAGGTCTGATTCCGACTTCATGTTGTGTTTCACTCATAAAACTATTTATGTCGGTATTCCTTGACTCCCCCAATCCCCGTGCTATACTCTGGGCATGAACAGCAATGAGATCAACGAACTACAGGCCGAAATCGTCAGCCTCAATGAGAAGATCAAGGTCATGCGTGGCCTTCTGTGGGAGTGGAATCCCACCTCTGACAATGTGTGGGAGTACTACCGCCTGCACCAAGTGGGTGAGACGAGCGCTGACTACGCCGATTGGACGGAGGATGAAATGGATATGCCTCTGTTCGATCAGGATGATGACCGGGACTTCATGGAGCGACTGTAATGGATACTCCTGCACCGTTTGTCTATAAGACCTTCATTGCCGAATGCCATGAGTATGGTAACGGCGAACGATGTGTAAAAATTTACCACAAAAACTTGACCATCTACAATCCTGCCAAAGCTCAAATTCATAGTCCTGTGATGGCATTTAAGTTTGCAAATTGGATGGTTAAAGCATCCGAGTGGATCGGTGAGCAGCAAGTATACAAGGCAGCAAAAAAGAATACTATTCAACCTTCAAACGATTGAGTTGACTAACATCTAACTGGAGATATACTATGCCTACGATGACCAAGACCAAGAAAGAAACCAAGTACCACTACTACTTCAACTACAACCGTGGAAATTATTTTCAGATTTCTAACGGACTGGAAAAGCGTTACCCGAAGATGTTCTATGGTTCGGGAACTCACTTGACAAAGAACGCTTTTGATGTACACTTCTACTGCACCGCGAAGGAATACAAGCGTATCGTTGCTTGCGCTCGTCGTCGGTACGGTAAAATCAAGAGCATCACTCGTTACACCCACAAAGAATACCTCGGAGACTAATATGGCTACCAAGAATAAAAACAAGAAGATCGTTGTGAAGAGCATTTCTGTTACGGACGCGATTGACGAGATCATTGCACTCGTTGATGATTTGGCCTCTGAAGTTCAGAGTGGAGACATTAATCCAAATCAGATCTCGGAAAAGCTTTACCAGATCTCGGATGATCTCGGTGATTTGGCTAACGCAATCTAATACAAAAGGAAAACAACATGGCTACGAAAAAGAATAACACCAAGACCGATTCTGATACCAACACCAAGATTCTCAGACTTTTTGGAGATGTGGCATTTGTTGCTACGATGGTTACCTGTGCAATCACTTTGATGCTCTTTGCGATTACAATTGCTCAGAAGATCACTATTACGGTTGGTAAGTAATATAAGGAATTGTGATGAGTACTCGTAATGACCGTGAACAGATGATTGCGGCTGGAACCACTACGGTTGAGGCTGAACTGGCTTTTGTCGAGAATAAGTTGCAGCAGGCTATCCGTGAGCGTGACGAGGCACGGAGGGAAGTTTGCGAATGGGAACACCATTGGGATAAGACCTCATCCGAACAGTACTATGCAGACAAGCGTGGCTGGGACTGTTTCAAAGATAACGCTTGACAACACCAATAGACTGTGCTATACTATACCAACAACAAGGAGACTGACAATGCTTGACTGTGACACGCTGGCTGAACTTGCCGACATGTACAAGGAAAAGTACAACCGTTTGCTTGAGACGAATAACCGTCTTGAGGAAATGCTTGATGCGGCAAACGAGAAGATCGAAATTCTTACCAACAAGGCTTGACACCCGCACCCCTAACTGTTACACTACACCAACAAGGAGAACAACAATGGCTAAGACCGCAACCAAGACCAAGAATATCACCGTTCATTCCGATGAGATCGTTACCGTTCACTCTGATGACCTTTACAAGATCGCAAAGACGATGGAAGGTCTGTTCAAGAAAATGAATGATCTTGACAACAAAATCTCGTCCCGAGACATCAGTGGTCGTGATATTGAAGAGGCGCTTTCTGACATCTCATACAAGATGGGCGATGCGTTTGACACTCTCAAGACCATCCTCATTCAGAATGAAATCGTCAGCGGACCTTCCTACCCCCTCACTCTTCCCAAGAAGGCTTGATAACAAGGAGAACAACAATGACTAAGACCAAGAAGAAGACCAAGAAGAAGATCAAGCGCAATACCAAGACAGAGAAATTGCGTATGACGGCAGAGAATCGTCGCCCCAAGGGTGTGACTGTTACTGTGAGAGGACAATACGAGGTGGAGATTGTTCCTTCATACGACTCCATGATGAATCGGCGCATGGCGGGTGTTCGTGCTGACTATTGGGGTGATCCTGATGATCCCGCTGCACCGACTGTCTATATGGACAATCCACGGGACTTGCGAATCCTTGCCGAGGCTCTGAACAGGGCAGCGGAATGGATGGAGTGTGTGGACGAGTAACCAGCAACAAGGAGAATAACAATGACTAATCACAACAAGATCGCAGCAGATGAGTTTTGCAACACCACGCACACTTCACCGATTGAGGCTTATGTCGCCAATCGAATCTATGAGTTGGAGACGCAGGTGAATCGGCTGAAGCAGGAGCGGGATGAAGCCCGTGCAGCCATTGAGAAGCCTGCACAGAAAGCAAGCAAGTTCCGCAACCTGACTCAACAGGTCAACGATGTGCTTGACCTTACCCGTGGATATGACCCCAACTCTCTTGTGGGACGGATGGCTGCCCTTTTGGAGCAGACCACCTTCTACAAGGATCTCTACTACAACACCCTGACTCCCGCACAGCGTGAGAACCCTGTGCCTCCAAAGGAGTAAATCAAGTGAACGAACACGATGCCATCGCAAGGATCAAGAGACTGTCTCACAGCATCAACTGTGCCGATGAAATCGCAGAAGTGATTGAGCGGCTAATCAAGGAGCGTGATGAGGCAAGGCAGCAAGTTAGAGACATTATTCAACGCAAGGAAGCACAAATGTTGTCCATCATTGAGGAAGGTAACGGGGTGGCGAGGGTTCTGGACTGCTACAAGGAGGACTGCAAGTGAGCGACAATTTTGGAATCGGAGTAATTGTCGGCATCGTCCTGACGATGCTGTGTTGCCTCGCAGGAATCGGACTAAACGTGCTGTTTCCAAGACGCCAGAATAAGGAAGGTCAGCCGTGATAAACGACACCCCACGCACCGACGCAGCAGAAACAAACTGGTGGAGTGAGGACGGTCTGCGGTCGGCGTTCATTGTTCGTGCAGAGTTTGCCCGTGAACTTGAACGCGAGATGGAACAACTCCGCAAAGAGCGGGATGAGGTAAGGCGGCTTCTGAAGGCTGTCGTAGACATGGTGCGGGACAACATGGCTCCCGATGCCACGCACCCGAAGCACCTGTGCGACTTCATCAACCGCCCCGACATCGCCATGTGCAAGGTGTGCGAGGATTGGACGGATGCAATGGTGATGTGCTACCCCGATGATTTTCAGGACGAGGAGGACGGCAAGTGACCCCACACACTCTCAACATCTTGCTTGGGCTTTCCACAGTCGGATTCGTCGTGGTGTTCTTGCTCTACGTGATTCACTTGTATGACACCAAGTGGAAACTCTTGAGCAAGGACAACAAGATTCGTCATCTTGAATCCGAGTTGCGCCACTACAGCAGTCTCTACTTTTCGGGATGTGCTTGCAAGAAGAACCACGCACACACCGAGGAAGCGGAGAGCAAGCCCAATGAGAAGCCCAGCAGCGGATGGTTCTCGTCCCTGTTGAAGATGGGTGTCTTGGCAGCGATTGTTTACCTTGCCTACACCATCTATAAGAAGTATGGGAAGCGGTCAAAGCCCGTTCCCGTCACAGCAGAAGTCATCAACTGAAACACAGAAAGGAGAAAGCCATGAATAACTTTTGGAAGTACATCAAAACCGTAGCCATCGTCATGGGAGTGTCCATGATGGCATACTACGGCTACCAGCAGATCCGCAAGATGTTTGCTTGACATAAAAAATTTGATTGTAAAAAGTAACTGCAATCACACGAAGAAGACGACCGATTAGTCGTCTTCTTCATCTTCGTCAAATGTATTCCAAGCCTTTACACCAAGTCGATCAAACATTTTTTGATATATGCGGTGTTTAGTTTCTGACGGAGTTGAATATGTGAACAATGGAGTTACCCCGGTTTTAGTTTTTTGTGTCTGTACAAAATGATTAAGATGGTCAAAAACTTTAATTGCAGGATTTAAAACATTATTGGTTGGGCGCTTAATCGGTCTGGAAACATAACCACCTCTAGTAAACATAACATCCCATGAATTATTTCCGTTATGTGTAAAACTGGTCACGATTTCATCGTGATTAATTAAATTGCCCTCTTTATCTTTTGGAGTGTGTTTATAGTTAATCACATGATCCTCATCTGTCTCCACTAAATCAGGATGAGTTAACTCATGAGTTTTATTGGGGCGGAATATTTCAGAAAGATATTGCTTAAATGTTTTCATGACATCAATATTTATACTTGACAGCACACCATTTACCTGCTATACTATACAAACAAGGAGACACACAATGGATGACATTGATCCCAAGACCGAACGAGAACTGGTTGTGGATGCTTTGGAAAACGTTTTGAGTGACCTGTGGTACGAGGAAACACCACAATATGATCACGAAACTTATCCAGAAGAATTTCGGAAGTTCTGTGAGAGTGTCCTGTATTCGGTATTGAAGAAAGGTGTAAAGTGAACGACAAGCAAGACATTGTTGAGCAACTTCGGTTGTGGTCTGAACAGTTGAAATCATTGTCAAGATGGACATCGGGCAAACTGAAGTTTCCACAGAGGATCACATTGATTGGTGAAGCAGCCGATGAGATCGAACAACTCCGCAAGGAGCGTGACGAGGCGAGGCGTTCTTGCTGTGAGTACGCAGCGATTGTTGATGGAGCAGACACCACGAAAGGAATGGAGAGCGGACGTTTCTATAAGATTGCTATGAACTACATGAAGGATCGTGGCTGGGACTGCTTCAAGGAGAACGGAAAGTGACCGAATACAAATGGGAAAAACTCAAAGGCAAGCGACTACTGCTGACTGACAGGATCACAAGAATTCAACGCAGCGAATGGACGCTGCTTGAAATCTCCCCAAACGGCAAGGTGGGGAAGTTCCGCAACGAACTCGCAGACACCAGTTTTTGGAATGACCTTGATGATCTCGTCGTGATGGATGTGCTTCCACCAAACAAGGAGGACGGCAAGTGAACGAGGATATCATCGAAACTCTGCGAAGCATTCAATGCAGCGATGCAGCATGTGGAAATCTTCGAATCGCAATGGGAATGAAACTGGCGATATACGAGATCGAACGACTCCGTGCCGATCTAATGTGTTTGAAGACTCAAAATGCGGAATTTGTCCGCGCTCTCACAATGGCACAGGACGAGCGAAACGCAGCGGTAAAAGAACGCGACGAGGCAAGACTAGAAGTGTGCGAATGGGTTGAGATGGATGGAGCAACGACTGCCAAGGAAGAGGCCGAGTTGCGTGGATGGGACTGCTTCAAGGACGCACCAGCCGTCAAGACTCTAAAGGGCATAGTTGTTTCCAAAGGCAAGGCAATACCGCCAAAGTTTGATATTGAGGAGAACGATAATGTTTGACAAACACGGAATGTCTGAAGAGCGGTGGAACTACCTCATGCAGCCTTTTGATGGCGATGAGAATGTCATGCTGACTCCACAGGAACTTGCCAATGGATGGCATTGGTGCGATGAGTGGGACGGGCTTCTCATTCACGCAGACGACCGTGAGTTTGAACATTGCAAGTGTGACTTTATGAAGAAATTCCACACACCGGCTAGAATTGAAATGATGAAGCGTCAACAGGCTATGGACAGGTTGGCAATGCTTGATGAAGAACTTGGCCTGAATGATATGGTTCAGGAAGCAAACGATAATAATAATTTGCACCGCAAAACCGATATGGAATAATTTGACTTTGTTATTGGACAGGATATAATACAACCATGCTTACTTCTGTGTCTACTCTTTATATGCCCGGTCAGGTTATTGACCGTTCCGTTTATCAGGGTTCTACTTACCTCGGTGAACACTTCGACAATCCTCTGACCTTTGATACGGCATACACAATGCCTACGCCTACCACGGAGGCAATCAATCCTCCTACGGTTCCTGCGTCGATTGTCGGTAACAATCTATTCATGGGCAAGGCTGATGGCTATTGGATATACAAGATCTACAACCACAACAATCTTGTTCGCACCATTCAGATGGTTAATCAGGACTTTGCCATTCCTGTGCAGCATGATCGCGTTGAGAGCATCACGATGCCTTTCGGTGGAATAGATCCAAATCAGTGTGGTCGTGGAAATGATTGTCCTTCTCCTGCTGGCGCAGCTTTGATTGTGATTGCTTCTGCGTTTGCATACGGAAGAAATCGCATTAAATAATATAAAGGCCCCATAGATTAAGTGGCTAAATCGTCTCCCTTTCAAGGAGAAGACTCCGAGTTCGATTCTCGGTGGGGTCATTGGAGATTTACATGAGCAAGAACATGACTATTGTTTTGATTACTGGTGGCTTTGATCCTATTCACAGCGGACATATTGCATACATTGCTGCTGCTCGTAGTCATGGAACCTATCTAATCGTTGGTGTCAATTCCGACGCATGGCTCGTAAGAAAAAAGGGCAAGAGTTTCTTGCCATTCAATGAACGAGCCACAATCATCAAGCACATAAAGGGTGTTGATGAAGTCATTGAATTCAATGATGACGACGGTAGCGCAAAAGATGCTATTCATAAAGTTAGAATGATGTATCCTGATGCTCACATTATCTTCGCCAACGGTGGAGATAGGAATGGAAAGAACATTCCAGAGATGGATTATCACGACAGCAATCTTTCGTTCATGTTCGGTGTCGGTGGAGAGGATAAGAAGAACTCTTCAAGTTGGATTCTGAACAATTGGCAAAAAGACTAAAATGAGATATCTTTCAGTTTGCAGTGGAATTGAAGCAGCAACCGTGGCGTGGCATCCTCTTGGATGGACGCCGGTTGCATTTAGCGACATTGAACCATTTCCATCTGCTGTTCTCGCACATCACTACCCGAATGTTCCAAACCTAGGAGACATGACAAAATATGAAACGTGGAACCTCAAAGAAGGTGACATCGACCTACTCGTCGGGGGAACCCCCTGTCAATCTTTTTCAGTTGCAGGACTCAGAGGAGGTCTTAAAGACCCAAGAGGTGGCCTCATGCTTACCTACCTTGAGATCGCTAAACGTCTACGGCCTAGATGGATTGTCTGGGAAAATGTCCCCGGAGTCCTGTCATCCAACGGAGGAAGGGATTTTGGTTCCTTCCTCGGGGCGCTGGGGCAACTGGGGTATGGGTGGTCCTACAGAGTCCTTGACTCTCAATGGGTCAGAACACAACGGCATCCGAACGCCGTCCCGCAAAGACGGCGACGTGTGTTCGTTGTCGGATGTCTTGGAGACACAACCAGTGCAGCCAAGGTTCTTTTTGAGCGCCAAAGCGTGCTCCGGGATTCTGCGTCGCGCAGAAAGAAGGGCGAGGAGATTGCCTTTGGTTCTGGAGAAAGCACTTCAAGCAATTGCGTCACAAGCCACGAAATAGCCCCGTGTCTTGAAACTACCTGCCACGATTACAGCAGGGCAGATGGCTTTGCTATGGTGGCCCAGGAGGTTTCTGGAACTCTTGGCACTCGCGGTGTTAGATCTCATACTGAATTGGATGGGCATGGCGCATACATACCCGTACCGTTCACCAAATCAAAGAGAGCCCAGTCTAACACAGATGATGAGACTTGGGTCGAAGGTGATGTTGCACCTACACAAAATATTTTTGATTCCGGCGATACCCGTGCAACCACTGCAGTTGTCCAGTCCATGTCAGTTCGTAGATTGACTCCAATTGAATGTGAGCGACTTCAGGGCTTCCCTGATAACTACACTAGCATTCCTTGGAAGAACAAGTCTGCTGATGAATGTCCCGATGGTCCTCGCTACAGGGCGCTTGGCAACAGCATGGCCGTGAACTGCATGGAATGGATCGGAGAACGCATTGCAATGGTTGACTCTTCCCGTTCTTGATGTATACTATAACCAATGACCGAGACTCGCAACCTTATCGACTATTACCACTATTGGAACCACGATGCTATTATTGCAGATCTTGACAGCAAACGTCATAATTTTTCTGTGGTATGTTGCAACATTGGTAACGATTTCAATATTGCTACCGTCATTAGAAACGCTAACGCATTTCTTGCGAAGGAAGTTGTCGTCTACGGTAATAAGAAATATGATCGTCGTGGGACTGTTGGAACCCATCACTATACTAATTTCAAACATGTACGAGATATTGATTCACTGGCCGACTATGTTGCATCGCTTGCTGGCCCGGATGGGATTGGTAAGGCCATTAAAGTAATTGGCGTGGACAATGTGCAGGACGCGAAAGATGTTAACGCATACGAGTTTGATAGTAGCCACCATTACGTCTTTGTGTTCGGCCAGGAGCAAATCGGCATTCCTCCAGACGTAATAAATATGTGTGATGACATTCTTTACATTCCGCAGTATGGCTCTGTGAGAAGCATCAATGTTGGTTGTGCCAGTTCAATTATTATGAATAATTACTGCGCTAAAATTCATTCCTCTGTAGTGTAACGGTAGCACAGGTCTCTTTGGAAGATCTTGTTTTGGTTCGAATCCAGACAGAGGAATTTTAGTAGGACAAAGATGATGTAAATTATTGATCTACTATATATCTATATGAGTAGACCTAAAACATCATTATTTTGGAAAATAAAAAAATCTGATTTAGAACAAGTTGTTAAATCGTGTGACACAATTGGAAGTATATTAAAATATTACGGTTATGAAAATAAAGGTGGAAATTCCAAGACGCTTCAAAATCGTTTAATTCATGATAATATAGATTTTAGTCACATTCCCCTTGGTCGTGGTGCAAATAAGAATAGACCAAAGGGCGGAAAACGGACACCAATAAAAGATTTATTGAAAAAAAATTCAAAGTATCAAGGTGCTAAATTAAAGCAACGTTTGATAAAAGAAAATATAATAAAAATTGAATGTGCTTTATGTGGTTTAAAAAATGAATGGAATGGAAAATATCTTGCTTTGCAACTGGATCACATAAACGGAGATTCTAAAGATCATAGACTTAAAAATTTAAGATTGTTATGTCCTAACTGCCACGCTCAAACAGATACATACGCAGGAAAAAATAATTTAAAAAATAAAGTTTAAGGAAATAAATAATATGAAACCTATTGGAAAATGGATATTGGCTAAGGCTTTGATCGGTGGTCAAAAGACCAGTGAAGCGGGCATCATTTATACTGAAAAATCAACTTCAAAAATTATCCCAGCACAGGTTCTTGCTATTGGAGATAAACTAACTGAGGATATCCAGGTTGGTGATACCATCTGGTGGGATGTGTCAAAAATTAAAGATGGCTATCAGGGAAACCATTTGGTCAAGCAAGATTGGGTTGAATTTGTTGAGAGAAATTAACCATTTCTAAACCATAGGAAATCTATATAATTATCCTATGCTAGAATCGATAAAAGAATTTATAGATTTTGTAATTAAAAATTGGCATTTCTGCTTATTCCTGATGACTTTTACATCCGTAGGGGTCGGCATCATTCTTTATGGTTTATGGTGCATGGCCATAGACAGTGGATATCTAGAATCATAAACTCAAGCGTTCATCTTGCTTTGACTTGATATAGTCATTCATTCGGTCAAGATAACCAAGATTTCTGAGTTCTTTGAATATCAAATTGCCGTGAGAAAATTCTCCGGCTTTTTTGATATCTGATTGTCTCATATTTTTAAACTTATTTTTCAACTTTTCAAATGATTTATCTTCTGCATTTGATGCAATTAATGCATCAATTTGTCCAATGTAATCTTGAACCTTTTTGCTAACATGAGGATCATCTAGGCTTACTTCTTTATGAATTGGTTCTACTAACCATTCATCTTTTGTAAGACTATAAACTCCTTGATCTTGAACAAACCCATCGTTCATGTCTTGAGCATAAATTTCTACATCATGACCATGAACTTTGATGTCATGTGTTAAAGACCAAAGTTGTTTCTTGTCTTTTAGATAATCATCAATAAAATCTGGGCAGTTTGGAATCTCATCAACATCAATGAGAATATGAACATCAATATCCGACTTTGGTGTGTAATTAAAATTTGCATTTCCACCTACCAAAATTAAATCTTTAACGGCTTCAATCGGAATGTTTGCCCATTCAACCCAAGTTTTTCCAATCTCAATTAGTTTGTCTTTAACTTCTTGTTTTAATTCATTTCCATCCCAGAGTTCAGGATTGAGTTCTTGGTGATATTCCAAAGTAGATAATCCTTCTTTGAGATAATCTCCGAAAGACATTATCCTTGATTCATTTCTTTCTTCTTTTGAAATTTCAATTGCTTGTAGTTGTGCAACTGCTTTGGCTTTCGAGGCATGCTTGCCTAAAACTTTTTTGC